AAAAGCACGACCTTTGCCGGCCTTGCCACCTGGTTGCTGAGCGCGCCGAAACTATGCAAATAATGGAGGCTATTCAGGAAAAGAAAGCCGCCGCGGGCATTGAGCAAATTGACCTCTTTGACCTTGAAGAGCTGGCCAATACTGAGGAGGCGGAAAAACGCCACAAGGCTTTGGCCGAGGCCCTGAAAGCTCAGGAAAAGAAAAAGAGCAAGCTGGTGGACCCGCTTTTGTTGGGGGTCATAATTAACGACTCAGATTTAAGCGATTACGAGCCCACAATGAAATGGGAACGCGCCGCCATGACAGACGGGCAAAGGGCATGCCTGCCCCGGTTTGGCATCAATCCGGACCTGGTCAAATGCAAGGGCCACGCCACCATGCTGATTGGAAAAATGATTGAACGCCGAAAAATGAACTTGGCTTCTTTGGGGAAAATCGCTATTCTCGCAAAATATGGCTTTGAGGATGTGGGCGGCATGACAGACAAAGCGGCTAATATTGCCATTGACCGGATAAAGGAAAACCGCTGGAACGGGCCCGAGCGCTGGTTTGATTGAGTAAAAGGAAAAGGAACGAAACACCATGGAAAACACATTGACAAAAGGGGGCAAATAATATGCCCCAAAACAGAGTGCCAAAGTTTCTCGAGGACGCCGTATTTGCCGGCGCCGGCGAAGGTCAAAGAAACGACCGCGCCTTTTGGGTTGCGGCTCAGGCCCGCGACGCGCGCATACCGCGGCATGAAGCCGAGGCCATGATTGAGCAGTTTGCCGCGCGTTGCAATCCGCCGCTAAACATGGGGGAGGCCTTGAACGCCGTGGCCTCGGCATACCGGGCCGCCCCTCGGGAAGAGGCGAAGAGCCCCGGGGGCCCAAAGAGCGGCGGCGCATACAAGCCCCGGGCGCCGTTTACCGGGTCCGACGACGTCATTGACTGGGAGGGCGTCATTGGCCCGGCCGCTGAGAAGCGCGCCGCCGCTGAGGCCGCCGGCTCAGGCGCCCCGGATTTTGTGGAAGAGGTCCCGCCGCCCTCAGGCAACCCGGCCGCGGATTTGCGCGCCTGGCTTGCGGCCCTCTATCAGCCCGACGACCTTCTTAATTACATGGTGACAAGTTTTAAAGACGAGGACGGCAAGTATAAGCCGCTCGGCAAGGGCGCCACCCGCTCCCGCTCAGACATAGAAGCCGGGCTTGACAAATACGAGGCCAAAGGCTACAAGGGCGACGAGCTGTTGCGGATGGTGTTGGGGGATTGGCAACCGGACGCCGGCGTTTGGGCCCGGATAAACCCGCTTGACGGCGAGGGCGTTTTCAATACCAACGTGGTCCGCCTTGACCATGTCCTCGTCGAAGGTGACGAGCAACCCATAGAGAAACAGCTTGCAATCATTAAGTCTTTGCGGCTCCCTTGCGCGGCAATAGTACACTCGGGCGCAAAGAGCGTCCACGCCATTGTAAGGGTCGGGGCCGGTACTGATAAAGCCCTTTATGCCGAGCGCGTGGCGGCCCTGTTTAAGACGTTGGAAGAGGCCGGGCTAAAGGTTGACGTAAAATGCCGCAACTCTTCCCGGCTTTCACGTTTGCCGGGCCCGAGCCGCGCGGGCAAGCCCCAGTATTTAGTTGCGGGCCCTTGCGGGGCTCAAAGTTGGGATAGTTGGCAGGCTGAGCGCGAGGCCTCAGACTTCCGGTCCGACGCCATGGGGCCGGATGAACTAGACGAAGCGCCCGCCCCTGATAGCCTTGTCGGGGACCGCTTTCTTTGCCGCGGCGGGGCCTGGGTGGTTGTTGCTCAGTCAGGCGCCGGCAAGTCTGTCCTGGCCATGCAGGCCGCCATGTCTTTCTCGGCCGGCCGGCCCTTTTTCGGATTGGCTACTGCAGGCGCCACCCGGAACCTTATGATACAAGCGGAAAACAACCGCGGGGACATGCACGAAACTTTTGTGGGGATAAAAAAGGGGCTACTTTTTGACCTTGACGAAAAGGCCCTGCTGAGGGAAAACTTCAGGACGGTCCATTGCTCGCGCTATACCGGGGCGGTCTTTTGTGAATTTTTGGCGCATCAATGCCGCCTATTCAAGCCGGATATTGTGTGGGTGGACCCGCTGTTGGCTTTTCTAGGGGGTGAAATATCGAAAATGGGTGACACCGCCCGCTTTTTGAGAAACCAGCTCCAGCCGGTCATTGAGGACAACAATATCGGCGTGGTGGTTATTCACCATACCGGCAAGCCGCCGAAAACTGAGGAGGGCAAATACAAGGGCGCCGACCTTGCTTATTTAGGCATAGGGTCCTCGGATATAACTAACTGGGCCCGGGCAACGTCAACCCTGCTCCGGATGGAAGGCGCCGACAATCGCTTTATTTTTGAGCATGCCAAGCGCGGCGGCCGGGCCGGTTGCAAGCGCGCGACGGAAATCATGCACGCCTCAGGGGGCGGCATTTACTGGGCTGAGGCCCCTGGCAAGGTGACAGAGGCGGACCGCCGGGATATTGAGGCCCGGAAACACGGCCGGGACCCGAGCCACAAAACCTATTGCCAGCCCTCAAAGTATGACGGGCTCGGCTTTGAGCAAATGCCGCCGCTTAAGGGCGGGCGGGAGGCTGAGTCAAGCCCGGCGGTCCTTTGGATTGCCGAGGTACTTGAAAAGCGCGGTTTCCCTGAAAGCCCGGCAAAGGTCAAAAACATAATGAGAACGCTCGAGCGGCTCGGCTTTATCCATTTTGACACCGACCGCCTCGTTTGGCACGGGTCAATGCACGATTTTACACAAGGATAATATGGAAACATATAAAACTGATTTACTAGACCTCAGGAACATTGATTGCATGGAACTATTGAGGGTGACTCCCGACAAGGCTTTCGACCTTGCAATCGTGGACCCTCCTTATGGAATAGGTGAGGACGGAGGAAAATTCCGAGACAGGAAAGGCGGAGGACATAGAGTTCTTGCCAAAAAAAACTGGGACAATGAAAAGCCCGGAATTGATTACTTTAAGGAACTATTCAGGGTTTCCAAAAACCAGATAATATGGGGCGGGAATTATTTTGCAAACTTGCTCCCGGCTTCCAGATGCTGGCTTTTTTGGGATAAGCTAATGGGAGGAGATTTTTCAGACGGCGAGCTGGCGTGGACCAGCTTCGACTCTGTTGTTAAAAGGTATACAAAATGCAATAAAGACCGTGGCCATATTCACCCAACGCAGAAGCCTGTTTCCCTTTACAGTTGGATTATTTCTATCTATTGCAAGCCTGGAGACAGGATTTTAGATACACACCTTGGCTCCATGTCTATTGCCGTGGCTTGTCATTTTTCTGGCCTCCACCTGACTGGAGCAGAAAAAGATAAAGACTATTTTTTGGAGGCCGTCGAAAGAGTGAAACGAGAAACTATGCAACAGGAATTTATTTTTTAAAAAAAAAGGAAACGAAACACCATGAAAGCCAAAATTACAAAAGCAACAAACTGCCCCGCCATTGAGGGCCTCGTCGGGGAGCTTGAAATCTCAGCAGGCGGGACTTGCAACTTTGCCCCCGATAGAATACCGGCCGGCTGGCCCTTCCCGAGAAACTATGTTTTCATTTCAGACGGGCGCACCGTTTCTTATGATGTCTTGCCGGATTATGAACCCACCCAGGATGAAATAGAACGAGATGCTATGCTTCATAACCGCTTAATGAAACACTATGACGCCACGCGCGCTCAGGTTGCGGCCGGGCGCGCCACCCCTAGAACGGACGCGGTTATAATGGCCTCGCGCGCCGGCGGGGTTTCAGAGGCCGAGCTATGCAAGACGGTTTCAGCCTTCGCCGCTGAGCTTGAAAGGGAAAACCGGGCCCTCCGGGATGAACTGAGGAAAGCCAACAGCAAAGAGGAGCTTATTATTTGCCCCAGTTGCGGCTCAATCCAACAGGCCGCCGTCGAAGCCGGCTATCCCTTCGCCATAATGGTCCATACTTGCGGCGCTTGCGGCTTTGACATAACCGAGTCGGATTGGCAACCCGTCGCCGCCATTACCGAGGCCAAAATTGAAAGCGCCCTGCAGTATGCCGGCTTTGTTGACGTTTGCATGAAAGAGCGGGCAACCGTAAAGGGGTGCAAAACTTGCCACCTCTTTCTTTCCAAAAAATGCCTGCGCCGCCGCGGGGTTGCTAAAATGTTTCCCAAACAGGCCTGGACCTTCCTTTTGCCGGACTCTGAGCAACCGGACCGGTTCCACGCCTATATCAAACGGGCCGCGGCCGCCCTTGAAAAGAAAGTGTGGGCAATCAATGCCAATTAAACCCGAAAACCGCCGCCGCTATCCGCAAGACTGGCCGGCCGTTTCAAAGTCTGTCAGGGCCCGCGCCGGCAACGTTTGCGAAGGCTCCCCGGACTTCCCGGATTGCCGCGCCGTCAACGGCCAGCCCCACCCGGTGACGGGTTCAAGGGTCATTTTGACCGTCGCCCACCTTGACCATACCCCCGAAAATTGCGCGCCGGAAAACCTCAAAGCATGGTGCCAGCGTTGCCACTTAAACTATGACAGGAAAACAAGAAAGGCCCCCCGGAAATGAGAACCTTTGTCTATTCAATGCTGGCAATAAGCGCGCTCGCCTGCGCCGGCGTCTTTGTCTATGTTGCGGCCCTTGAAATCATAGCGTGGCGCCGGGCACCGCGCGTTTGCGGCCGTTGCTCAGGCGCCGGGCCCCGGTTTTATGTCAGGCGGCTCGGATGGTGTGTCCGGTGTGAAAGGGCCCCGGAAACTTGCCCCGACGATATGGTTTTGAGAGTCAACGCCCCGGCATGCGTATTTTTTAAACACCGGCCGCCGCCTAATAAATACGGTGGGCCCGGCTGTTCGTTTGAAGTGAAAGGGATAAAATAATGACCTGCAGAAAAAAATGCTGTTGCGATTGCAAACGCGGGGCGGTTGAATGTTTCCGCCTTGCCGCTGAGGGGAAGGCCCTCGGCTATTGCGTCAAGGGCCCCCCGTCGAAGGATTGCAACGGGGAAAGAAAAACGCGCGGCCTTTGCCCCTCTTTTGAGAAACAGGGGGCCAAATGATTACTAAACTTTTCCCGGTTTGCCTTATAGCCCTCGACATTGCCGCCGCCGCCGTTTACCTTTGCCATGGTGACGTGAAGCGGGCAATCTACTGGGCCGCCGCGGCAACCTTAACCGCCACCGTGACGTTTTAAAAAGAAGGAAACAATATGCAATATCAGACCATGAAAAGACTGAAAGAACAGGACCAGACCATTGCCAGCTTGCGGGCCGCTTTAGAGGGGCTCGTCGGCGCCTCAGCCCGGGAGGACCTGCTCGGCATGCGCGAGCTTTTCTTGCCGGGCGCCCTTATGGACCGGCTCGGCCGCGGGGCGCATAATGCCGCAAGCCTTGCCGCTATTGACGCCCTCCTGGCGCTTATGCCGCCGGCCCCTGAGCAAGAAGACCCCCCCTACCAGGAAGAGCCATAGCCCTCGCGTGCGCGCGCGCGTTGGGACATGCTCAGCCGGAAAACCCCGTTTTTTGACGTAACTCGATACCCCAGGGACATGCTTTTATGACTTTTTTTGACCTCAGAGAAAACCCATGTCCCAACGCGCGCGCGCGAGGCCGTATGTCCCAGGGACATGATGTCCCACGCGCGCGTATGTCTTAAAAGACATATAGGGGAATACCTTAAAAGATATTCCCCCCTGAAAAGAAAGCCCCTCGCCTTTGGCGGGCCCTTTTCAGGGAATACGAAAGAGAAGGAACCATGAAATACAGACTCGACCAGCTACCCCCCGCCCTCAGGGCTCAGATTGAAAAACAGATTGCCAAAGAGGACGCCGCCGCCTCAGGCAACCCGGGGCCCTGCTCCGGACCGCTTGTCACCCCTGAGCAACCCAACAGCAAAAAGGAAAGAAAGCTGGCCCCCAAAGCTCAGACGAAAACCGAGGCCGACTTTAACCGGCGCTATTTAGCCGGCGCCGGGATGTTTGAAGCCATGGCCTTTAAAATGCCGGGCGGCTCCCGGTATACCCCGGACTTTGTCACCTATGACGAAAAAAATAAAATTTATTCTTGCTATGAGGTCAAGGGCTCGTTTAAACTCTCTTCTCATGGTCGAGCTTTAACGGCGTTCAAGGAAACCGCCGCCGCTTTCCCGGGCATTAGGTTTTTTTGGGCCACAAGGCAAGACGACGGAACCTATACGCTCAGGGAATACGAAAGGGAATAAACACATGCCGGAGTGCCATAACTGCCCCAAAAACGGAAAACGCGACCGGGCCTGTCTCAAATGCAAGGGCCCCGCGGATACGAACAACAAAAGCCAAAGCATGCTCCATTATCAGCAGGCCGAGGATATTGAGCTGGAAATGAAACAGCCCGCCAGAACCCCCGAGTTGAATATTGCCCCCTGTTGCGCAGACACCGCCAGGCGGCTAATTTCAGAGTTTAGGGGCCTGAATTGTGAACAAATAGCCCTTCTATGCTCAGCCCTTGACGGTCAATCACTGTCAGACTTTGCAAGGGCCCGCGGCGTTTCAAGGCAGGCCGCGTTCAGCGCAAAAAAAATATTGATTGAAAAGCGGCCAATGTTGGCAGTGGTTTTCAGGCAAAACGAAACACCAGGGGAAAAATAGACAATGAAAACGAAAAAAAAGCCCGTTGTAAGATTGGCCCCATTATTGCACGCTATAAAAACCCGCTCCGGACTCGAAGTCAAGACCTGCGCCTTCAATCCCCGGTCCATTACACCGGACGCCCTTGCTAAGCTGGCCGAGTCAATCAGCCGGGACCCCGCCTTTATGACCCTGCGCCCCATTGTCATTGATGAAACCGGCACCGCCCTGGGGGGGAACCAGCGCCTGAGGGCTTGCGTCGAGGTGTTGGGGTTGACCGTTTTACCCGACGAATGGGTCAAACCGGCGCCGGCGCTTACTGAGGACCAGAAAAGGCGGTTTATGATTATTGACAACAGCCCGGAGGGCATGTCAGGCGAGTGGGATTTTGACGCCCTCAGGGAAGGGTGGTCCGGGATTAGCATATCCCTCGGGGATATTGGCATAAACATGCCGGACCTTTTCAACCAGGGCAAGGGCGACCCCGACGCGGCGCCTGAGCCCGAGGCCAGGATTGTTTCACGCCCAGGGGATATTTGGCAACTCGGGCCGCACCGGGTGATTTGCGGGGACTCAACCAGCGCGGCAACGGTTACGCGCCTCCTGGGCTTTGAAACCCCCGGCCTTATGGTTACGGACCCCCCCTATGGCGTTGACTATGACCCCACCTGGCGTGATAATGCCGGCGGCCAGTTTGGCGACGGGCTGACAAAGGCCCGCGGCCTGGTTGCCAATGACGACCGCGTCGATTGGCAGGCGGCCTGGGACCTTTTCCCCGGGGATATTGCCTATGTTTGGCACGCCTCTTTAAAGTGCGCCGAAGTTTGCAACTCTTTGACGGCCGCCGGGTTCATCCCGCGGGCTCAGATAGTGTGGGCAAAATCCCATTTTACCCTAATGCGCACCGGTTATCACTGGGGGCATGAACCCTGCTGGTATGTTGTCAGGGCCGGCGGCAAGGCTGACTGGGCCGGGGATAGGAAACAGCAGACAGTTTGGGAAATTCAGGGGATGAACCCCGCGGGGCGCAACCGCTCTTCAGGCAATGAAAAGACCGGGCACGGCACGCAGAAACCCGTTGAATGTATGGCCAGGCCAATGCTAAACCATGCCCCGCGGCTTGTGTATGACCCCTTCCTGGGCTCAGGGACCACGCTTATTGCGGCCGAGCAGACCGGGCGCCGGTGTTTTGCCGCTGAGCTTATGCCGGTTTATGTTGACATGGCGGTCCGCCGCTGGCAATACTACACCGGAAACAAGGCGGTCCGGGAAAGCGACGGGACCCTGTTTGACGCATTAACACCGACGGAGGCTTAAAATGACCACGAACACTCCAAAATTTGCAAGAATAACCGAGGCCCAGATTGCTGAGGCCCTGCAAAATAGCGCCGGCCTGTTTTCCGCCGCGGCTCAGAAGTTGGGGGTTGACGCCTCCACCGTTTCACGCCGCGTGGCTAAGTCTGAAAAACTAAAGGCCGTCGTCATTGAAGCCCTTGACAAGCGGCTCGACGTTGCCGAGTCTGAATTGTTGCTTGCAATCAAGCGCGGCGAGGCCTGGGCAATCTGTTTCTTCCTGAAATGCAAGGGCAAAAGCCGCGGTTACGTCGAACGGACCGAGGTGACAGGCGGCAACGGGGCCCCGCTCGGGGCGGCCGCCGCGGTCCCTGAGGATGAACTGGACCGGATTATCGCAGACGGTGAAAAGGGCAAATAATGACAGGCATTGACAAAAAGGGGCTTGCTTTAGAGCTTTCCCGGCTTGTCTATGAAGAGGGCATGTCGGCGGCCCTGTTTGCCGTTTGCATTGAGGGCGCCATTTTTGAGGTAAACGTGCGCATGACGGAAGAGGCCGGCAACAAAAGGCCGGAAATCTTACCCACCGAGGGGTTTAAAGCTCAATGACCTTACAAGAAGCCAAAGCTGAGAAAGCCCGCCGGATTGCCAGCCGGGACCTTTTGGCTTTCATGCGTTGGAATTGGTGGCAACCCCACGAGTTCATAGCCGGGCGCCATACCGAGGCTATTTGCGGCCGCTTGACAAAGGCCTCCCAGGATTGGCGCGCGGGAAAATCGACTTATTTACTGATTGCCGTCCCTTTCCGCCATGGCAAAAGCGATATTGTGTCGCGCGCCTTCCCCGGTTTCTTTTTGGGGGCCAATGCAGACCGCCAGCCCGACGTTATCATGTCAGGCTATGGGTCCTCCCTGGTCAAAGGCTTTTCAAAGCGCGTCAAGCGGATAATGGAAGCCCCGCGATACCAGGCCCTTTTTCCAGGGGTCAAGCCGGTCCGCGGCTCAAACAAGGCGGAAGAGTGGCAAGTGGAAGGGTCCGCGGGTACGGTGACGGCTCAGGGCCTGGGCGGCGCCTTGACGGGCAAGGGCGGGCATTTACTGATTGTCGACGATTATTGCAAGAACCGGGCCGAGGCCGCCTCGCGGGCATACCGGGATAAAACGTGGGACTCTTTCCGCAATGACTTAATGACCCGGCAAAACAGCCCGGCCGCCATTGTCATAGTATGCGCCACCCCCTGGCATATTGACGACTTGCGGGGCCGGATACGAAAGGCCATGAAAGAGGACCCGGAATTCCCGGCTTTTGAGGAGCTGAATTTCCCGGCCCGGAAACCCGGCGAGTGGGAGTATCTATTCCCCGAGCGCTTTACGCCTGAATGGTACAAAGCCCAAAGGTCCTCGCTACAGAAACAAGCCGCCGCCCTGTTGGATTGTGAACCGGTGACGGAAGGCGGAAACCGCTTTGACATATCCGCGGTCCGGGTGCATGCAACGCTCGAGGGATGGCCTCAGGGCCGGGAAACCCGCGGGTGGGACCTTGCAAGTTCGACGGCTGAGCGCTCAGGGGATGACCCGGACCGGACCTGGGGGGTCCGCGGGCTGGTCAAGCGTATTCAGATTGCCGCCGGGATTTACCAGAACGAGCTTTGGATACGGTCCGCCGCTTGCATACGGGCGGAGGCCCCCGCGCGCGACGCGCTAATCAGGGCCACAGCTCAGGCAGACGGGCCCGGCGTTGCTCAGCATGTCGAGGCCTTTGGCGGATACAAGGACGCGTATACAACCCTGCAGGCGGTCTTGCGGGGCGTTTCAATAGTCAAGGCCTCCCGCCTGCCGGGTGACAAAAGCGCAAAGCTGGCGCCGCTGGAGCCGTCTTTCCAGGCCGGGCTTGTCCATGTTTACGGTCCCGGCTTTGGCCCGTGGCTTGATACCTGGCTGGCCGAGTTTGCGGCTTTCCCCGAGGGCGGGCATGACGACGGGCCCGACGCCACCGGTGTTATGTTTCACTCTCAGGCGGGCAAAGCCTCAGGCGGCTCGGGGCTTCTCTGTTGACAAAAGGGCCTATATCATGGCAAACGATACAATCTTTAAGCGCAAGCACAAAGCGGTGGCGGAAAGAGCCCACCAGCTTGAATTAAACACCCTCGCGGCCAAAGGCGGCCGCCGCTATGTGGACCGCCGGCTATGGCGCGCGCCGAATGAAAGCGACCTTTCATGGTTTGGCACCTATGGCCCCGGCGTAAAGGCAAGCGCAACCACCGCGGCGGACGCCGGCACCGTGGGCCGCAAAGAGCGCGCCGCCCTTGTCAATGACGCCGGCCGCGTTGTCTCAAAGATAACCCAGTATCTTTTCAAGGTTGACGCCCAGCGCCCCGGGGTTGACGAAGAGTGGGCCGGCAACGTGACAGGCCGCGGGTCCAGCCTTCTTTCTTTTTGGGTTGACGCCTCGGAAACGTTGACGGCCAGCCAGTGGCTTTGGCTGAGCGTTGACCGGCTCGCCGCCCTGAAAGACGAAAACGGCAACCCCCGCCTGCGCACCCTTGCGGAAAAGGCCCGGGACCGGGATGTTGTAAAGTGGACAGTTTGGCCGGCAAACTCGGTGCCAGATTGGAATTTTTCGGAAACCGGAGCCCTGCTTTGGCTAATCACCCAGGACACCCGGTACGATAACGCCGACCCGCTTGCTGAGGCCAAAGAATTCATAGTGCGCACGCTATGGCGCAAGACCGCGGCCGGCGTAACCTTTCAGGAATTCCGCCTTATGGACGGCGTGGTTACGGCGCTCGCGGATGAAACGCCGGTGCCGGGCCTGTCTGAAATCCCCTTCGTTCTTGTCGGGACCCCAAAGGCTGAGCCCTGGTGGTTTGATGACGTCGAGGCCTTGCAAGCTCAGCTTTTAAACCTTGACTCCCTGCACGCCGAAAATCTTGTCCGGTGTGTTTTTCCCCAGTTGGTTATCCCTGAAACTTGCGTTTCAAGTATGGAATTGAAGCTCGTCGAGCGCATGGGGCCCAATAACGGCGAGGCCGTCATGCAGGTCATACGCGAGCTGGTCCGCGGCCTTGATACCCCTATCATGGAAACCTCAGAGGATAAGGGCATAACCCGCTTTATACAGCCGAGCGCCTCAGACCTCAAAGCCATACCTGAGGAAATCAGCCGCAAGCGCTCCCTGCTGTTTGATATGGTGGGCCTTTCCCTTTTCAACCGGGAAAGCCGGCAGATAGCAAGCGCCGAAAGTAAACAGTTTGACCAGTTGGACACCGAGTCAACGCTGAAACACCGGGCCCGGATATTAGAGGCCGCGGAATTGCGCCTGGTTGAATTGTCAAAGCTGGTGGACCCGCTCTTCAAGGCTTACAACCCCGCCTGGCCGTCCTCTTTTGACGTGGTTGACACCGCCGGGGATACTCAGGCCTTGACGTTGCTCGGGAACCTGCCGGATATGCCGCCCGCAATGCGCCGCATGGTCTTAATTGCGGCCCTGAGGATACTGGGCGAAGTTTCCGGGCAAGACAAAGACCTAATCGAAGCCGCCAGGGGTGAAATTGATTTAATGGACTTTACTGAGCAAGGCGTCGCCGCGGATAATACCGGGAAAATCCCGCTCGCTATCCAACAGCTCGCCCTGGCAAAGCAAAGGGCCATTGAGGACGGCGACCTTCAAACCGCCGAAACCATAAAGCAAAAAATAGACAGCCTCCTGCAGTCTGTCTAACTTGACAAAGCGGCCTATATTATCTTCGCCGTCTTTGCGGGCGTTTAAACGCAATGAAACAACCGCCGGGGCGGTCAATCCCTGAGTTCAAAGAGGCTAAACTATGACGTTGAAAGAGTTACTGGCAAAGGTTGCAAGGGGTGAAACGTTGACGGACGCGGAAAAGGCGTTCGTCGCCGGCGTTGACCCGGACAAAGAGCGCGACGAAGTTGCCGCCGCCGCCCGCCGCAAGGCTGAGGGCGAGCGCGACACGTTGAAGGCTCAGCTTGATAAATTAACGGCCGACGCCGCTGAGCTGAAACGCCAGGCGGATGAAAAGGCGGCCGCCGGTATGACGGAAAGCCAAAAGCAAACGGCGGCCCTCGCGGCCCTTTCTGCTCAGGTTGCCGCCCTTACCAAAGGCAAAGAAGAGGCGGAGGCCCGGGCAAACCAGGCAAGCCGCTCGCAGGCAATCCGGGAAAAGGCAAAGGCGGCGGGCATTATCCTCGCCCCCAAAACGGTAAATGAAGGGCTATTCAATCAGCTTTTAGAAACCCACCTTGCGGGTATTGACGTGGCCGACGAGGCAACGTTGAAAACAGCCCTCGAGCGGTTTAAGGCTGAGAACGCAGGCGTAATTCTGGCCCCGGGTTCCGGCGCCGGATTTAAAGCTGGCGAGCCCGGCGTTATCCCCTCAGGAAAAAACCCTTTCCACAAGGACTCGTTTAATCTCACTGAGCAGGTTGACTTGTTAAACAAGGACCCGGCGGCGGCTAAGGCTTTGGCTGAGCAGGCTGGCGTTAAAATTGACTAAAAAGCCAACAGAGAAAAGAGGGACACAAAATGGCGGCTATTCGTTTATCAGATATTCAGATTAATAATGCTTTTTTGCAGTATGTCATTGCAAAAACGGCTACACTTTCCGCTTTGATGAAGAGCGGCATTGTCGGCGTCGACGCGGCGGTTGCGGCGGCGGTCAAGTCTGCGGGCTTCGGCGGTAAGATGGTCAACCTTCCTTTTTGGAATGATATTGCCGGCGACGACGAGGTTTTGAGTGATAACCCCGAGGCGCCTTTGACGGCCGGCGGGATTAATTCAGGGCAGGACGTTGCGGTCATTTTGCGCCGCGGCCGCCTGTTCTCTTCGAGTGATTTGAACGCCGAAATTGCCGGCAATGACCCCATGATGGTCCTGGGCGACCTGATTGCTGAATACTGGGCCCGCCGCAAGCAGGCCGCCGTATTCGCAACCCTGCAGGGCATCTTTGCAAGCAACGCGGCCAACAACGACGGCGACCTGATTTTGGATATTTCAGGGGAAACCGGCGACGACGCTATCCTCGGCAAAGATACGCTCCTTTATGCCGCCCAGTTACTGGGTGACGCGAAGGGCGCATTGACCGCCGTGGCTATGCACAGCCAGGCTGAAACCCTGTTGAATACCCTCGGCGGGACCGGCTCGCTTTACAAGCCCGCGGAAACCGCCGCGCAGTTGCCTAGCTATAACGGGCGGCCAATCGTGGTCGACGATAGTTGCGGCTATGACCCGGCAACCCAAAAGGCGACCATTTACCTTTTCGGCCAGGGGGCTGTTGCGGTCAACGACGCGCCTGTCAAGACGCCGTTTGAAATGCAAAGAAAGATTGAGACTTCCTCGGACCAGATGGCAACCCGCGCCGGGTTTATCGCCCACGTTCGCGGCTTTAAGTTTCTCAATGTTGGTGTTACAACCCCGACCCCGACAAACGCAAACCTGGCCGCGGCCAACAACTGGGAGCGCGTTTATGAGAAAAAGCAGGTCCGCGTTGTCAAGCTGGTGGCAAAGCTCGGCTAAACCCACACCGGCGGCCGCCTGAAATATGGCGGCCCCGGTGGCCTTTCAAGGGATGAAACCTAAACACAAAAACCCTATTGAGGATTAAGAGAAAATGAAAAAGAAAAACTTTGTTTCTATGATTTTGATGGCGGCCCTTTGCGTCGCCGTTGCTTGCCCCGTATTCATGCCCACAAGCGCTCAGGCGCAGGCGGTCGTGTCTTTGGATATTCCGTTCGCAAACCCCGAGGGCACGGCTTTTGTGACGACTAACGACCTGAGCAACGCGGCCGGCCAGGAGTTGTCTTTCATCAAGTGTTGGGGCGTAACCCCGGCCGATACGGCGTTAAACGTATACCTGCGGCATAAAGACGCCGGCGGGACATGGCGAGAAACGGCGCTCCCCACGCTGACTTTGGCCGGTGGTGTAATTTCAACCAATCTCGTGAACCTTGCCGCGCCGCTTGTCGGGGCAAAGGGTGACAAATACCGGATTGTCTTTTCCACCGGAACGAACGGATTTATCCAGGTCCTCGGCAAGATTTACCGATGACCGCGGCCGGTCCGTTTTCATGTTGACGTTTTAACCTAAAAAGAAAGGGTTACACAATGCCAGAAGCAACCAAAAAAGCGCCCCCGGTCAATGACGCCCTGCGCCTATACCGCGCGTCGCGCACGCGCCTGAATGAACGCCGGCAGGCTGAGCTTACAGCCGCCGTCGCGTCCCTGTCAGGGGCCCAGGCAAAGGAGCCGGCAAAGCGCGGCCGCCCGCCTAATCAGCCGCCTCCGGTGACGCCGCCGCCTCCGGTGACGCCGCCGCCTCCGGGCAACCCGCCTCCGGCCGGAAACGACGCCCCGCCTCCGCCGCCCCAGGGCAATGACGCCCCGCCTCCGGACGGTGAAACTATCACGGAGTAAGACGAAAGCGAAAAATCAAACGCCCCCGGTTCCGGTCAATCCGCGGCCGGGGGTTTTTTATTGAGGAAAAAATAAAATGGCAATCACTTTTGAAAACGCCCAGGCTTATTTTGCCCCCGACAACCACCACCGCGCGGCCGTTTGGGCCGGCTTCCAGGAGACACATTGCCGCGGGGCCATAGCCTCAGCCCGCCGCGGGCTCGCGCGCCTGTTAGGCCGGGGCATGAAAGAAAACGAAGCCGCCTATAAAGAGGGGGACCGGATACGCGACGAGTTCGCGGTTTACGAGCAGGCCCTCTATTTGCTTGAAACAGGGGTGGTGGCCAACGGCTCAGCCTCGGACCCGGTGCCAATCATTGCCGGGAATGAAGAGGCGCAAAAGGCCGCGGGTACTAAGGGCCGGCCGAGCGTGGTGGGGCCTGAGGCCTTGCGGTGGCTCGGGTGGGGCGGGGTTGAAATCATAAGGGGCTAAATTATGGCAAGGAAACCAAGCCAACTGCCGCTCCCTTTGCGCAAGTTGCAATCGTTTAAGACGGAAACCACCGACGAGCTTATTGCGGCCCTGAAGAAAGCGCGCCGGGATATTGCCGCAAAGATTGCCCTCGCCGCAAGCAACGCAAAGGCCGCCGGCTCGTCAAAGACCCGCGACGAGCTTTACGCTGAAATAGGCGCCCGGTATGCAACCCTTCAAGAAGGCATCGACGCCCAGCTTGCGGCCTTGACCTCAGCCGCGGCGAAGGCCGGGCATGAAACGGCGCTCGGGGAAATCTCAGCCGCCGGCGCCGAGGCCTTTACAAAATACGACCCGGAAAGAAACAAGCGATATTTTGACCTAATAAGACCGGCCAACGGCAAAAGCCTCGCGGCCGTATTCACTGAAAGCATGACCGGGTCCGCTATCCGGGCCCTCCGGACCGCAACTGTTGACGCCCTCAGGCTTGCCCAGGTCGAGGGGTTGACGGCAAACCAGACGCAAAAGGCCCTGCAGGAGCGTTGGGATAAATTAGCCGGCGACGAAGGCGCTTTCCGCTTTCAGGATAAGAGCGGCCGGGCCTGGGATAATGCGCGCTATTTGCAAATGTTAGTCCAGACAACCGCCCAGCGCGTTTCCGTTGAAAGCCATATTGACACCATGGCGGCCAACGGCTCAAAGTTTGGCCGGATTAGCAACGACGGCGACTCTGATTGCCCTATTTGCGCGGCATGGGAGGGCCGTATAATCTTGACCGTCGGGGTCAATAAAAACTGGCCGACCTATGAAGACGCAAAGGTCGCCGGCGTATTCCATCCCAACTGCAACCACCGGCTTGAATACGTTGACCCGAAGGCCGACGCCGCTGAGCTTGACAGGCAACGCAAGGCCGGGGTCCCGGAGGGCGGTTTCACGCCTGAGGCCATGCAAGCGCAAAAGGATAATTTAGACCTCGAGCGGTTTAAGGCTGAGGGCATGACGCCCGCGGACGCCGCGCGCGCGGTTACGGCGGACCGCTTGGAAAAGGCAATCCGCCTGGGCACCCTTTCAGACTCAGCCGCGGCCGCGGTTAAAATGATGGCGCCTGCAGACCTTGACGCCATACGGGCCGCCGGTATTCCTTCCTTCTCACTTGTCAAAGACAAGAAAACGGCCGGCTATAACAAGGGCGTCGCCGGCGGCATAGTACACGTCGCCAGGACGGCAACGGCTCAGGACGTACTAAATGCCATGGGAATAAAGCCGGCCGCGCCTGAGGGCCCTGCGGCACCGTTGCCGGCGAAGCAAGCGGCCGCCCCGGTCAAGGCCCCGGAAAAGAAAGCGGAGCCGCCGGCGCCGCCGCCTAAACCGATAAACCCCTTCCCGGAAAACGTCGACGGGCTTGAAATAGTCAAAAGCCTCGGCGGGTCAACCGGGGCAAAACTTGTCCGTGACAAAGACGGCCGGCTTTTTGTTATGAAAAAGGGCGGGACCCCGGGGCATGTTGAAAGCGAGCTGGCCGCGGACAACGCATACCGGGCCGCCGGCGTTGCGGTCCCTGAGGGGCGGCTTTTCAAGACACCGGACGGGCCCGTCAAGCTGACAAAATACCTGCCGGACGCGGTTTCCCTTGCAGACTATTTAGCAAGCGCCACCCCTGAGCAAAAGAAAAACTGTACTGCTCAGCTCGAGGCCTCTTATCACATTGACGCCATACTGGGGAACATTGACGTTATAGGCCTGGGGGCTGATAATGTAATGGTTGACAAGGCCGGCAAGGTTTGGCGCATTGACAACGGGAGCGCGCTCGGTTTCCGGGCCATGGGGCAACCGAAGGCATACGGTGACTGGGGCGAGGGCGCCTCTGAGCTTTTCAGCCTTTGCCGCTATCAGAGAAAATACTTTCCCAACATGAACGGCCGCCGGGCCTCTGTTGCGGTCATGGCGCAAGACTGGGAGCCGGTCATTGCGGCCCTGCCTGAGGCTGAGGGCGAGCTTGTCAGGATACGCGTGCGCGAGGCCGCGGCCCACCATGACAGGGCGGTCCGGTTTATCCGCGAGGGCTTTTCCGAAACATACGCAGACAGTATGGGGGAGTTCGGCGCAAAAATCGTTTCATGGGGCGGTCATTATTTTATCCCCGGCGCCGTCGGGCCAGCCGGCAATACCGGCGAGTTTGACTGGTGCGGCGGGCTCAGGACCGGCGGCCACCCCGACAAAGCCATGGTCCAGACCATTACAAAGGGCGCAACAATCGACCCGGATATTAACGGGTGGGCCTCTGTTGTCAAGACCGCGGCAATGTCAATAAACCACCACGTCGATATTCAGGACGGCGCGCAAAGCGGCCCCAAACTGAAAGCCCTCGAGGACATTTTGCCGGATATATTAGCAAAGGCAAACAAGACCGCGAGCCCCGACGCGCTATACCTTGCGGAATACGCAAAAAAGGTTCAAGCGGCTTATATGACATACACGGCCGTCGAGTTCTTTGACCAGAAACAGATTGAAAAACAGCCGCCAGCCCAGGCAAAGGCCGCGGCAAAGATTGGCGCAACCGCCGCCGCCGCCGCTGAGGCCCGCCGCAAAGAGGCGCTTAAAAGGTTTACGTCATACAAGGACCTGGAGTATAAGATGGCGGAGGCGCTAAACCCGGCGGACCCTGATTACCCGGCCGCGGTTCCTAGCTATGCCACCCAGTATATGTCAAGCCAGGGCGGTGACAGTTGGAACCCTCAGGCCTGCGCATGGAAGGGCCTGCTGAATTTAAACGTTTCAAGGCCTCAAAAATTAACGTGGTATAATGCCATAAGTTGCGCAGACCAGGCCGAGGCCCTGAAATTCGTAACCAATAGCAAGTGGGATTTACAAAAGGCAAAAACAGCCCAGGCAATTAACCACGCCTCGGTTCAGCTTATCCTTGAAAGGTCAACGTTTCACGGCAACCAGCCGGAGTCAAAGACAACCCGGCTTTTGAGAACTGAAAACGACGTGAACGTCAAAGCCCGTTATAAAATCAAGCTAAATTCGATAATGCCGGAAGGCTACCCCATGGGGATGAACGAAAGCGCGTCCAACATTTCACCGGTGACGGGCGTGGCGGGAAAACTTGAATGTACAACGGTCCGCAATGTTCCGTGGCCGCGGATATATGGCCTTCATTTTGTAGAGGGCTCCCCGGGCAAAAACGATACCGGATACATGACAGACGGCGAGCAGGAGTTTGACTTTGACGGCCGCGGCCTTCCCGCGGTCATGGTAAACATGGCCAACATGTACACCTATGACTCGAAGGCAAACAAGCACCGCGGCTTCGATTTAGATAAAATCAAAAAGGCGTGCGATATTTTACCGGTGCCCCCCAAAGCCCCCTTGACTTCCGGCGCCGAAAGGTGATATTATTAAACCGTAACAAGGGAAAGAGGTGCAACCATGAACAGAAAATTCGACGAATATTTCCGGGACCCCGGGCGGCTTTACACTGAGCGGTGGCCGTGGAAGTTGACAAGCGCCCGCCTCGTTGGGAACCCCGGCGGCATTTTTGTAAAGCTATACGGCGAAGAAGTGGACCTTTGGAATAATCCGCTATGCTATACGCTACACGGCGCCGTCCCTATGACTTGCCGGGATTGCCCCACCGCTTTCCCGGATTATGACGACGACCCGCGGTTGCTTATGATTGCCCACAAGGGATGGACCGCAATTAACAACTTCACGAACGAAGGCGGCCCGGACCCGACTGGCCCTGTTGAAATCCCAACAGAAGAAGAGGCCGTCAAATATTGCAAGGCAAACGGAATACCGGTGCCTGATTGGATTGAATAAATGTGGCTATTTACAAAGAGCGGCTTTTTCTCAGCCGTCCAACATAGAGAAGCCCCGGACCTGGTCATTGTCAGGGCCCGGTGGCGCAAAGACCTGCAGGCGCTTTTGGTTGCCAACGGAAACCCGCACGGCGTTGTCATACATTCAAGCCCCTGCGCCGACTATCCATACCGGGCAACCATGAAAAAGGAAACCTGGGCGCGCATGGTTGCGGCCGAGGCTGAGCGCGTTGACTATGACAACTTCAAGGACGCGGCGCATGACGGGACCGCGCGCGACGCCGCCCTGCTGAAATGCTGGGCCGCCATGCGCGCCGCCGAGGACCCCCGCAAGGCGGTGGGGGCTTTTCTTCAGCATGACTATTTAGCCAGCCACCGCTGAGCGTTGACTTTCCGGCCTATGTCATGGCAAGCGATTACATAAAAGGCCTTCCCGAGTTGGTTGACGCGCTAAACTCCCTCCCTCAGCAATGCCGCGACGCGTTTAATAGGGGCATTGCGCGCGGCACTATGCTTATACACCGGGAGGCGGTCCGCAACGCGCCACGAAGCCCCACGCAGGGCATGAAAACGACGGCAAGGAAAACAACCCGCAAGACAACGCGCAAGCCGCGGGCGACTTCCCGGGCAAAGCGCGGCGGCCTGGAACGGTCAATCCAATTCGCTCTCGAGCCCGCTCAGCTAAGGGGCCTCGTTTACGTTGCGGCCAACTCTGAGGCCGGGCAATACGCGGCAAAGATGCACGACGGCAAGGGAAAGAGCTGGAGCAAGCGCGGCCCCGGCACCGTCGTCAAGGGCCCGCGGGCCGACGACAAGTTTATCGAAAGGGCGCAAACTGACAACGCCGACAAAGTGAACGGTTTTTGCGCGGATGAAATGAAAGGGGTCCAATTATGAAACCGGCAACCTATGAAAACTCGTGGGCCGACGCCGAGGCCGCCATTATGCGCCGCCTTGCAACGGCAACAGCTACAGAACTAAACAAGACCGCTTTTGTGGGGGAGCCCGGTATTGTCAACGCCTGGTGGCTTGAATGGGGCGCCATTACGGACACCTTTGCGCCGCTGTTAGTCGGGGACCTTTTCACCATGCACCTGCCGGCGGTCATAACATGCCAATTTTTAAGCCGGGCCGCGGCTCAGGCCTGGGGCATGCGCGTAATTGCCGGGCTCCCGGCCAATCTTTCCGCCGACTCAAACGTGACAACCCTGCGGGTCCGCAACATGGGGGCGCTCGCGCCTGAGCTTGTGAAAATCGCAAACGAAACGAAGGAGGTCCGCGTTTGGGTTTTGGATATAACGCTCGACGTGGTCTTTGAAACCGGCGGCCGGGCTAACTCAGGGGTTGAAATTTAGCCCACTTTTCTTGCCCCGCTTGACAAAAGGGCCTATAGTATAAGTTCAAGAACTGAAACTACAGGAGAACACTATGGCCAGCACAGTATCTTTTTTCAACCCCGCGGACCCGCTCAATATCAATACTCTTTTGAGTTTGACCGGCGACGCTATGTGGATACACCAGACGAACGCCCCCGCAAAGAGCGCGGACCGGGCTCAGGGCTTGAAGGCCAACGGTGACGAAGCCGCCTGGCGGGCTCATAACCTGAAAGGCTCAGGGTCCGTCGTCTATAAGTGTTTCCTCGCCTCCGGAACGCTGACAATACCGAAGGCCGGCATTGTTACGAATACAAACCATATTGACAGCGTGAAGCTGAGCTATGACGCGGTGGGATGGCCCACGCTTACTATCCCTTATCACAAGCACCTGGGCGCCGCGACCCACCTTGCAACAGGGGACAAGATTTGCAATTCGTTTGCAACCACGCTCGCCTTCCCGGCCGGCTTCGGTATTCCGTCAAAACTTGACGACCTTACAACCCCGACGGCGGTGACTCAATTTGAGATTACCTCGGCGGCGGTCGGTATGAAATCGCTCGAGTATACCCTTTCTTGCACCCATGTTGACGAAAACGCCAACGGGGACTGGCTTGCGGGTGACAACCGCGACGGCGTCGAGCAAATTGACGCTGAGACAACCGGCGTGCCGGATGACGGCGACGTCGAAGTTGACGCCACCTGGCATAACGCCAGCGACGGCCAAAGCGAGGGCAATACAACCGCCAACTCGCGGAAAATGTCATATTCCCGCCACGTTGCGCGCGCAACATAAGGGGCCGGCAAAATGATAAAATGCCCGGATATACACCCCCTGGCGCTTTCCCATTTAAAAGAATTGAGGGAGCGCTGGGGCGTCGAGCCTTCCCTTGCCGAGAGTCTTTGGATAGTCAGGCTATGCGACAGGGTTTTAAACCCCAACGAGGGCGAGCGCGCGGACCTTTGCGGCTTCCCTCAGCGCGCCGGCGTTTCCGACGTTTGGCTTTGGCAGATTACCATAGGCGCCAGCGTTTGGGTTCAAGACAAGGCGAGCGCATGGTTTGGCGAGCATGATGAAAAAATGTTCATGGCCTTTTGTTTTGCTTTGGCGAACGGCCGTGATAAAAATATCATGCACGCCGCGGGGCTCAGCAAGGCCGCGGCCGAGCGCATGGTGAAAGAGTGGTGCGAGGGGCTGACATGCACCCGGGAAGAGCTGGCGGCCGCCTTTGATGAAGTCTGCCCCTCAAAGCTACCAAGCGAAAAGGAAAACACCCAAACAAAAATAAACTGGGGCATGATTGTCGGGGAATTGGAGGCCGCCTCAGGCATACCGAAAGACCGCTGGCTTTGGGATGTTTCCAAAGATGAAACAGTCAGGGCCTGGCACCGGTCAAGAATGGTACTGCTGGCCCGCTCAGGCGGCGGGCTATCCGATGGCATAGGCGACCCGCTTACTGAGGCCCTGCAAGAATTGGCGACGGTCAAGGCGGCAATAATCGAAGCGCATAAACGGGAGGCCCCGGCAAATGAATAAAGTTTTGCAATACATTATCCAGGCCCTTGACAATACCGGGCCAGGGACAAAGAGCGCGGAGGCCAACGCAAAGGCAACCTCGCAGGGCCTAATGCAAAACATGGCCAACATTAAAGCGGCGTGGGATATGGCCGCCGGGGCCGTAATTGCAACGGCTCAGAAAATGTGGAGCGCGGTCCAGGAAAGTTTCAAATTTGAAACGCTTACCACTCAGTTCTCCGTTTTAATGGGTGACATGGGGAAAGCAAAAGACCGCATGGCTGAGCTGGGGGAATTTGCGGCAAAGACGCCTTTTAAATTAGAGGAAACCGTTGTGGCCAGCCGGCAGTTGCACGTCTTTTCAAACGGGGCCCTCGGGGCAATGGGGTCCCTGAAAATGGTGGGCGACGCCGCGGCGGCCGTGGGCGGCAATATTCAAGAAGTTTCATTTTGGGTGGGCCGGGCTTATTCTATGATTGCCGGCGGTAAACCGTTTGGCGAGGCCGCCATGCGCCTGCAAGAATTAGGCATAATCACGCCTGAGGTCCGGACAAAGATGGAAGAGCTACAAGCCGCCGGCGCCACGAACGCTGAGGTTTGGGCCGTATTAGAGGGGCGGCTCGGAACCTTTAAAGGCGGGATGGAACAGCTAAGCAAGACCGGCGACGGCTTAAAGTCAACAATGGAAGACAACTGGACCGCCGTTGTCCGGACCTTTGGCGACGCCTTTCAGTCAACCGCAAAGGATGGCATTAAGGCGTTATCAGACCAGCTCGACAACCTCGTCAAAAATGGCGACGTGGCCGTTTGGGCAAGCAAGGCGGTGCGCGCCTTTGAAGACGTAAAGGCAACGGCGAGCGGGCTTGCAACTGTTGTCGGGTGGGCCGGCAAGGCTTTAAAGTTTGGTTATGAAAAGGGTGGCGTTTCCGATTTTGTCGGTGGGGTCCGCGGATTTTCAAGGGCGGCCGGCGCTTTGTCAACCGGCGACTTTAGCGGAGCCGGGACCGCGTTTCTTTCAGGGATAGCGACGGGCCATTATGGCGGACGGGCTTTAAAGGCCGTCGGGGACCCCGGCGGCGGCGTTGCAATGAACGACGCGTGGGTCAAAGCAGACGCCGAGCGCGAGGCCGGTGTAAGGGCTAAGGCAATATCAGACGCGCAAAGTAAAAAAGACCCGGCGAAGGCCGCCGAGGATGAAAAAGCAAAACTGACAAAGGCCCTCGCCGCTGAGCAGGCCGCAACAGACGAACGCAAGAAAAAAGAGCTACTCGCCAAAGAGGCGGAAGAGCGCGCAAAGTTGGAAAAGAAGGCCGAGGAGGACCGGATTAAGGCGGCCGAGAAGGTTGCGGAAGCTCAGCGCAAAGCCAACGAGGCCGCAATTAAAGACGAGCGCGACGCGCGTATTGAGGCCGCCCGCGACGCGGCTAAGGCCGGCTCGGATGAAGAGCGCGCCGGGCAAGACCGCCTGCAGAAAGCGAAGGCCGCCGCTGAGCAAGCGTGGGGCTGGTATAGGGACCCCGCCTCTTTCAAGAAACAGCTTGAAGAGGAAAAGGCCCAAAAGGCCGCCGAGAAACAGTTTGAAAAAGACGCGGACCGGCTTTCCCGCCGCGGGGATTGGCGAAGCACCACGCGCCTCAGCGACAGCGAAGAGGCGGTGCGCCGCGTTGTATTGGCCCGGGAAGAGCAAAAGGCGGCCGAGCGCGCGTTGCTTGCAATCGAAAAAAACACCGCCGGCCTCGAGGCCATGTTAAAAGAGCTTCTAAGCTCAAAATAGAAAGGGGCTAATTTATGGCGCTTTTTTCAGGATGGCTTACAACAGCCCCCGCCGGGGTGATTACCTCGGTCCGTTCTGTTGTTTCCGTTGACCGGGTAAACACATACTGGGTGGCTCAGCCTATTTATTACCTGGTGACAAAGACCTCGACGACGACGGTCACGCTTTATAAAGCTATGACATACGCCTGCGCCTCTGGCCTTGCGGCCGGGGCCGGATGGAACGCGCAGACCGTTGACGCGAACGGAAACATTACGGCAAGCTCGACCGCCGAGGTTTCACTTGCAAACGAGGCCGGGGCCTATAACGTGACGCGGACGCAATTTGCCTGCTCCATTGTTGTCTATGGACCGTATAATGCCTAAAAGGGGGTTGCATGTCTTTTCCTTTGAAAAATGATTTTATACCTGGCGGCCCCGTCAACCAATACGACGCGGACTGGCACAATACCGTTTCAAATATCCTCAATTTTTTGAGCGGCGACGGTATAAATATCATAAAATCCCCCGTCCCTTGTCAGGCCTCGCCGTGGAAATTTGTTATTGACTTTGCCCGCGCCTTTCAGGGCTTCTTAAACCCAACAGGGTCCGCCATACAACCGGTGGGCGACGCCAACTCAGCCGGCGGTGCCCTTACAAGCTCAGCCGCAAAGGCGGACCACGTCCACGCTGACAAGAGGGCCCGCACGAGCGGCTATACCGTGACGGATTTGTCTTTGGGGGCTTCACCGACGCCGGGAACCTTAAACCCGTATACTACATCCTGGAACGTTACGAATAACACCACCGGGGTAAAGATTAGCGAATTGACGCGCGTGCGCTATTCTGAGACAGACGCGACGCCAACGCTCCATTTTTACTACAGAACCAAGACATACGACCCCTGCGGCCGTCTTCTTGAGGTTTCGGCGGAGGGCCGCGTTGCTTTCCACATTCCCATTGCTGTTACAATAGGATAATAAAAAATGCCACTAGCAAGAAAAGCCGGCTCCGGTCTTTGCAGAGACACTGTCCAAAAAAAGCTACTTCGTATTCAAAGCGGGTGGTATACCCTTTCATTATTGGCCGGGGCGTATTGCGCAAAGGCGACTGTTAGTCAGGTTAAAAACAATCAATCAGACTTCAGCGGCATGCAAACCTATAACTGGAACCTTTTTTGGCCGTTGGGGACGGGCGCCTGGGTTTCAACCGGGGCCGTGACGGCGACTCCTTTATATGGCATAGGACGCGGACGGGCTATAACTTATCAATATCCGTGGCTTAATGAGTGCCTGCAAATTCACTCAGCGAATCAATACCAATTCGGAATTTCAACCGGCACCATTTCAGGGGTCCGGCTATACCTTGAAAGCCCGGGGGAAACTGAAAGGGATTTTTTAAGGACCTCCGGGGATGTCTTATACAGCGACGAGTCCTATGCCCTTGACCCGCCCAGCATAGGCGGCGCTTTAAATATCCGCTTTGCCAGCGCTCTTCAGGCGCCTAGATACGCGTGGGACGGCGCCGACCTTTCACTTTCAATAGATACACTCTCAGACAACTCGGCCGCCGTTGTGGGGGTCGAGCCGTGGCAACCGTTTTCAAACGCCGGGCTTTCCCGGTTTTCAGCAGGCGGGTGGGCGTATTATGACCTTCCGGCGGCAATGGTGACATGGATAAACACGAACCGGACTTTTTTCATGCACACCAACTGGACAACGGGTTACGCCCCCTGGTTTTACATTTCCGGGTATAGTAATTACACCTACACCAGAACCATTAGAGGCATTGCCCTCCAGGTCTATTGCGAATTTTAAAACTTTATGGCTGATGAAGACTATGCAAGCGGCGATTTTGAGGCCCCCGAGACAACAGACGGGAGCGCCGCCTATTTATTTGAGGGCGAGCTTTCCGACCCTGTTGACCCTCCTGAAGACCCGGTACCGCTTTCAAATGTGTGGGCTGAGGAGTTTTATGAATTGGAAGTCGAATAATTGACAAAGGGGCCTATATTATGAAAACTCTTTTTTTTGCCGTCGCCCTCGCCGCTTGCTCAGCTTTTGCCGGGGCAAGAATTGAAACCCTGGAAAATGACCTTTCAAAGAAACTGGTCCCGGGGTCCCTTGAAATTACGGCCGACGCAGATACAACGGTCCGCGGCCGCTTTTTATTCGCGGGCGGGGAATATAACACCGCCGGGTGGACGGGGCTTCTTTTTGTGGGTGTTTCAGGCGAGGGGGTCACGTTTACCAACAGCGCCGCCGGCCGCGGGTTCATGTCATGGGATATACCCGCAACAATGACGCCGACGAACGGGCGCTATGCCTTCCAAATTTTCGGCGCTCAGGGCGCGCGCATGGAAGAGTGGGCCCGCGGGGCAGTGACGGTCCGGGGCAACCCGGGGAAAACGGCGCTCCCTGTTGAATGGGTTAAAATGAACCCGGTTTATGTCATAGCCACAAACGCGCTTAAAATCGCTCAGGACGCGTCGGGCGCCGCGGCCGGGGCAATACAAGCGGCAGGCGTTGCGGACGCAATAGCGCGCGCGGCAAGCTATACCGGCGGCCTCGCCTATGCTCAGGCATTAAGCGCGACGGCCGCAAGCGAAGCAAACGCCTCCGCAATAACCGGCAAGGCCTCAGCCGCCCGGACAAATTACTGGGAGGCGGCATACGCGCACGCCCTTGCAACAGGGAACCCCCATTCTTTAACGCTTGAAATTTTGGGGGCCATGCCGGCGGCGGCCGGGGCCGGTTTTTTCACCATTGACCAGACCACGCCGCAGACCATTTCAAACGGGCCGCTTGACATAACGGGCAAAATGAACCAATACACCGTGGGCGACCCGTCCGGCGGCCTTTCCCCTTCCTATGGCGCCGAGTATACCCTTTATGGGTGCTATGATAACGGCTCCTATATTGACACCTCAGCCGGCGGGCCTTTTTACAATCAAGATATTTCAATATATGTCTGCCAGGCCTATGACCTGCCGGGCGGCGGGACCCTATACAGCTCGCAGGGGTCCGCGTTTTTTTCGGATTATAACGGGGCGTCCTTTTCTATCATGCTACAGTTTGCCGACTCGGGCAGTACATGGGGCGGCGCCGGCGTTTATTATATCGCCGTTTTATATGACGGGTCCAGCTACTATTGGAAAAATCTAGGGGCCTCGCCGGCCGTTTTAATTGATAGCCTGAGTTCATGGAATAGCGGCAACCCCGACCCGTATTCAAACACTCCATATTTTATGCAGGCCGGCACCCTTATGGGGCAAAATGAATGGTATGTTTATTCAGTTGACACCGCCTCCGGTGCGAACGTTGTTTCTTATTTCCCCATGTATTTGTGGGATTACGGCGACAACTATGGGTGGAAGGCGGACCTCTATTGGTTTGAAGACGCCGCGGCCGACTTTTATATCGTTTGGAATTACACGACGGGCTATTGGAAAGGGACCACCAGCCTGTCATTGACAGACGACGGCAACTATTCGACGTGGACCTATGGAAGCCCGCCGCTTGACTATCCCTCGCCGCGAAGCGTGGCGCTTGACTTTCTGAGCGCGCATAATGACGCGGTCGCAATGAAACTAAACAAGGACGGCCAATTTGAAACAAGCGTGGCCACCGGCCTGAGCCCTCTAAAAGTTGCGTCGACGACGGTCAATGAAAATTTAAACGCGGACCTTTTAGACGGCCAACACGCGAGCGCTTTTCAGCCGGCCGGAAGCTATCAGCCGGCGGGCTCGTATGTATCCCCGGCCGCGGCCACGCAGATTGTTGCGGCCGTCGCCATTACCAACATGACAAGCGCCTCGAGCGGCTTGACGGTTACAAAAAACGGCGCCACCGTTTCACTGTCAATCAGTGACGCAACAGCCCCGGCCGTCGCGCTTGCATCTTCAAACGGAATGTTCAGCGCCGTTTTAAATACGAACGGATTTATCAGCGTGGCCGGCCGCACGCCGACCCCCGCGGTCTTTGCATATTCTAACAGGGTAAACGCCGGGCTCAGCCAATACACCCGGCTCGGAATTGCCAACGGAACGAACTGGATAGCGGGAAGATACGCGCCCGGCACCGGCGGATTGGATTATAGTTTTGACTATGGCACCAACTGGGCAAACAATGCAAGCGTGCCCAATACGCTCGCCATGATTGGCGTGGCTTATAACGGGTCCCGCTATGTTGCCATGATGGGGAGAAGCCAATGGTCGGACCTTTATTATTCTGACACATTAAACGGGACCTGGACCCTTGCTTTGTCTATTCCGAACGGCTACAGTTACGGGGAAATAAAATTCGACAATGGAATTTTCGCCGCCACCGTTTATGGCGTCATAACTACAAGCGCGGACGGAATAAATTGGACCACGCGCTCTTCAGTTTATGGCGGGTCCAGCCTTCAATATCTGTCAGGCGGCACCTGGGTTTGCGGCAATGCTAATTATATTTCACGCCCGCGGCTCGTTGTAAGTTATGACAACGCCGCCACCTGGAATACCACGACGGTCTTTGAGTCTTTAACTCAGCGCATACTTGCCCTCGGGAAAATAGGGTCCACGCTCCTTGCGGTTTCCGGCGACGGCATTTACCGGCTCCCGTTTGACCTTTCAACATTTACAACGGTCCAGGCTTTAAACCCCGTAACTACATACGCAACCGTGGCGGTCCATGGTGATAATGTTTGGGTTACAACAAACGGCACGGACTACAGAAGCACCGACGGCGGCTTTACGTTTGCCGACGCGGGTATTGTATCCGGGGCAATAACAGGAATAACCGTGGCGCCGGACGGGCTTTTCTTGCTTTTCGGTTCCTCGGCATATATCCACCGGTTTAGGGTTTTCAATTCGTTTAATTACTCAGCCCTGCCGGATAACGGGCTGACAAAAACAAACTGGTGGACCGACGCGTCAAGCGTTGTCCATACTCAGATTTTTAATAAAGGCGTTCTTACCCTTTGGACAAAGAACGGGCTATAATTTCCCGCAACCGGGCGGCGGTCGCCTGAGCGGTTAAAAAAGAGAAGAGGGCATAAAATGAAAAGAGTGTTTATTATTGCGGCAATCATGGCGGCGGCCTGCGGCTCAGCGCTCGCGGACATTACTGTCACGAACGCGGCCTTGAATATTCAGGTGGTGACGGTTTCAACAAACACCGTGGTGGTGAAAAATGCAAAGGCAATCTGGACCGGTTTCTCAATCCAATACTTTGCACCGGATTATAAGCGGTTCGCGGTTACTTTCAGCTCGTTCTGGAAAGACCTCGACACCGGTATTGAAATCCCCAACACCCGAAAAACGGAATACATAAAGGACGTCGATTTTGCAAAGACGCTCGCCGCTATGGGGATGGATTTAAACGCATTGGCCACCGGCATTACCCCCATGATGGACAAATACATGGAATTTAAGAGCAAGCAAAAGTAAGGGAGCCCCATGTCTAAAGAGGAGTCCTTTATTGAAATTCTTTTGAAAGACCTGGAAACGACGGCGGAAAAGCTGAGGGCCGGCGCCGTCGTTACCCAGGAAGAGCTTTTAAAATATCACGGCCAAAGCGGCCTAATTTTGGCGCGCTCGGTGCGGTCACTGTTGACCCGCGAGCAGATGGTTTCCATGATGCGCACGGAAATCAAGGCCAACTGCTCAGCATGCGAAGGGGCCCGCCGCTCTTTGCTTGCGGCAATCCATACGGACGCCATGAACGGCGCGCCGCGGGATGAAGGGCCGGGAACATTGAAAGCCGCCTTTGCCGCTAATTTCAGGCTGGTGGTTTTTCTGTTTTTCGGCGTTGTTTTGATTTTGGGCATTTTCACCATTGCCACCGGTCAACTCAAAGAAGCCGGCGTATTCACCAGAAACGCCGGGGAGGCTATCAGGAGCGCCCACCTGGGCTCGCTTGATAGTGACGGGCAAAACCACACGGCCAACAATTAAACCCCGGGAGGGTCAATTATGAAGCGTTTATGTGTCATGGCGGCCGCGGCCGCTTTCATCGTTTGCACCGGTTGCCAAAGCACCGGCATTATCCACAAAGAGTATAACGAAAAAGGCGAGCTTACCAAAAAGGTGGCCGTATACCGGGGCTCGGTTGCAACCATTACGGAAACGAGCGGCTTGAAAGTTGACTATCAGGGAGTCAAGGCTGAGCTTGACGTATACAGCAACAAAGGCGACGTCGAGCTTGTCAATGCAATTTCCGCCGGCGTCATTGGCGGAATGATAGCATACGGGACCGGCGGGGCGAGCGCGGTCCCTGCGGGCGTTGCGGCGGCCCTGAGCGCGGCAAGGAAAAAAGCGGCCCCCGCAACTGTTGACGGCGAGGCCCCGGAAACGGGCCAGGCGGGCCCTCAGGCGGCCGGGGCTGAAAAGAC